GCTCCCTCCGCAGGGGCCTTTCGGCACCCTCACCCTCCTCTCTAATAGGGAGGAACCCACCCGAGCTTGATGTTGACGGCCCGGGGTCGCCCAGCACGTTTCAGGTGATCCCTGTCAGCAATCGGCTCATCGCCGCGCTTAAGGAAAAACTTGAGCAAGGCAGCATAACCATCTAGCGGATCGCTAGGTGATTGTGCGTTCACTGTGTAGGCCCTGACAAGGGGCCTTTGCAGATTCGGACATTCCCTTTGTTCTTCATAGAACATAAAGGAATGCCTGCCAAGCGCAGGAGATGTGTCCAAGACTGTTGGAAACGGAATCAACCGTGACAACAGCTTGTCCATAAACGCCGCAGTTTCCCACAGACCCCTCTTATAAAGAAGGTTCCGAAAAGAAACTGCTGCGACTATCTCCCGCACGTGCTTCCGTGAGGTTGGAAGTACTTCAGTGAGCTTGACAACTCCAACGTCTTGCCCATCGTAGTACTCTTCCCCACAAGACTCTCTGAACTTCCCAGTCCAGAAAGACTTGTTGACATTAACTACAAGACCAAAATCTTGTAGTGTAGCCACCACGGACTGCACATGTTCTTTGGGGATGACAATGTCATCACCAAAGATGCGCACCCGTCCCAGGTACTCATTAAAAATGAGTTTCCGGGAAAGTGGAACAGTTAAGTCCTTCTGTATTCCAACGAAGACAATTGTCAAGAAGACAAAAGCCTCCATCGGAAAACATAGGGCTGAACCCATAGACGCGAACTTGGCTAGGCGTAAAACACCATAGCCAGGGACGTCAGCTTTCCGTGATCTGGTAGCATCTATAGCTTCGGATAACCAAAGCCATGGTGCCACCATCTTACGGACGAGTTGATTAGAGACACGATCGGATGCTTCACTCAGATCGAGTGTAGCAAGAGATCCATCACTGGACCCCTTAGATGCCATTTGCCGATTAGGCTCTTGGTCATCAAATCCGACTAGTTTTGACAGGATGTCATCCCTGTAAAAACTATGCAAAATCGCTTCGAGCATAGCTTGCTGCATATACTGCATGCAAGTAGGCTCGATAGCAATGATGCGAGGTGTCTTTAACGTTTTAGGAACCGTAATTACCCTGACGGGTCTTTCGGCTCCGGGTTCGAGGAACTGGACTGGCAGTGGAGTGCTATCTCTTGAGAGATAGTGGCTCCAGCTTGGGTAGATATATTCACTTGCGTGAAACAATCTTTCCAAGCGACAGGTCCACTCAGTTTGACGGAACTTCCGATTTCCGGAAATTCTATCAGCTGTTGAACCTGGCCCGTGTTTTGGGATGATGTCCCCTTCGTAGACTTTTCGGTCCACTGAAGGGAAAACAGAATCCCCGAACAGCATACGAGCAACACTACCAAAAGCCTCCATTTCGGAGTGCTCCAGGGTGTTGTCCGATGCCCGTAGTTCCTTCTCACACTGGATGAATTTTTCAATTGCCGCTCCCTTTCTTGCATCGCTGCAAGGTAGGTTAACCTTTTTGTGCAGCAGAGTGATCTGTCGCACAGCTTGGATAGCGTCAACATCTGGTTCATCCAGTAATGTTCCACTACACGTATCGAACACGAGAGTGGTGAAACCCGAAAGAAATTTCGGGAGACGCCCAGACTTTGAGTAACCTACAAAGTCTGTTGACTCTACCTTGCCTCTATCAAGGGCTTTTTCGAAGTCCTTGCAGAAGTCTGGTAAGGTGATCGTTAAAAACGATTCACCCTCGTGCTTGAAACGAGCCTCGATTGTTTTAAGATCGAGACTGGTGCTAGTGCAACATCTGCTTCCCAATTCGTTGAGAAGCACGTGTAACAGTTGCATATGGCTTTTCATCTAGCCCTCCTTATAAGAAGGGGGTGCTAGAGTCCATTGCCATGGCAACCGACCTGACTTATGTCAGTTCTCGCCACCCAGTAGCTGGGTAACGCGAGCACCAGAAGAGGCTGTGAGATAGGCAGTAAGCCCATCCACAACTTGCTTCGCCTCGGTGAGCGTGTACCCAACAATCGGCGTCTCAACAATGAGCATGGTGCTCATGTTGTAGTACGACATGATCGTTGGATCAAGCACATCCGTGACGAGCTTCTTGTGATCAAGGCGAAGAAGACGACGAGTACGCTTATTGTAAGCGTGGCTCACCGTCAACTTAACCTCACCGTCATCCTTAGTAAAGGATCCGGTGTCAACTCCAGAAGAAGTCCTTGGAAGGGACTTCGCAATGGCGTTGATGGTAACTGACTGCGGGTCGGCAAAAGCCATGACTATCAACTCCTACACTTAGCCGTGGGTACTTCCCACGTGCAAAGGTGCTTGCCACCTGAGTATAGGACTCAGATAGCCAGATGATGAGTAATACCATTATTGGTACTTCATCTGCCCGTTGCCCTTAGATAAACCAAGAGCAGCTAGGATGGCCCATTGCCGACTAGTAAAACTAGTCAGGTTTAAGCCGAACCCAAAGGGTGTTGCCTTGCGACGAATCTTTCGCGTAGTAGTGAAAGATTGGTGGCAACTAACACGGTGCTGTCCATATTTCGTGATAGCTCCCGTGTTATGTACGGTTTTCTTGATAGAAGTTTCCTTCATCATGTAGCCGTACGGCATCACTAGGCCGTCGTTCATGAATGCGGAAACGTTGCGAGCAACGTCTCCGATATTCGTGACCCAATCGGCCGCCCAAGACCAGGGAGTAAGATTCCAAAGGACCTCAGGAGTAATCCTAAGACCAAATCGCTTAGCTGCGATTTGTTCT